GCGAGTGTCAGGTGTGGGATTTGAACCCACGAAGCATACGCAAGCGATCTTAAGTCGCTCCCCTTTGACCAGACTCGGGAAACCTGACTGTGTAACATAATGAGTTACAATTATAAATATTTCTTTCACCCTTTCACAATTATATTAATTTATATAATTTTAAGTAGTTTTAAGGCGAATTAAATTTAATTATCTTCCTGTACTTCCAAATCCATTATCACCTCTTTGCGTATCAGATAATTGATTTACAATACTAAAATGAATCGGTTCAAGATTAGGAGCACATATCTGAACAAGTCTATCGCCCCTATTTATAGTATAAGGATAAGTTTTTATATTATCTACATAAGCACACAAGTTTCCTCTATATCCGGCATCAATAATACCCACTGAATTAGATAATCTCAAAGGTGTTCTGCTTCCCATAGAAGACCTTGGATACATATAATAAGATACATTATTAGAATTATCCCCCATCAAACCACCAAAGGCTTCGCACTGAATCAGTAGATCAATACAAACAGTTTCACCAGGATTAATAGTAATTGTCTCGGGACAAAATAAATCTAAACCACTATCTCCTTGATTAAAAGTTCCATGTGAAGAATACATAACTTTCATATTATCATTAAGCGGTTTTATTTTCAAGAACATTTTATTTATTTGTAAAGTAGTTTTTAAATAAATTCAAATTTATATTACTCAGCATATTTTAATCTTTTAAAAAATACGCGTCACTATAATATACATATAGAATTTTAGTTAACAATAAATTATTGTCAACTACTTTTTTGTGATTTAGAATTACCACCACTTTGTCATGAACTTTTAGAAGCTCCCCCCCCTTGTCACAAAGACTTAGAAGCTCCACCACTTTGTCACGAACTTTTAGAAGAACCACCGGTTAATTCCAATGATTCTTCTGATTTTTGTCAGGAACTACTGGTGCCGCCTTTTTTTAATGAAACAACTCTGACTTCAGCTTTTTCCAATGATTTTTTAAATTTCTTAAAATCTGTTAATGTAAAATTAACATTTGATTTAACATTATATTCATCAATTAATTCATTGATTTTTTTAGAACAATCATCATTTTCTGTATATTTTTTTAATTCATTTGGTTTTGTATTTTTCCAGTCATCTAACATATCAATATCTGTTAGATAATGTTTATTATCATGAATTAAAATGAAAAAATTATTTATTCTAAGATTTGTTTTTTTCATTATATATATTATACATATTTTTTTTTTATATTTATTATATATAATGGCTGATAGTGATAAATTAATTTTATTAGCACAAAAATGGGGTGGAATGCTAATTCTATTTTTAACTATAGCAGCTTTAAATCTCACTGGTGGATTCAAAGGCACAAAAAGTCCTATCTATGGTTACGCTATAGCTTCTTGGTTAGTTCTAGCTATAGGAACTTTTATCAGGGAAAAAATGCAGAATAGAGATGCTGAAGATTTTATGGAATTTTTACCAAATGCTCTAGTGACTATTATATATTTTGGTTTTGTTGTAAATGCTATTGCTGTAAGAGTAAGATTTTCATCAAGCAAAAGTTCTTCAAGTTCGGGGGGTGGAAGTGATGAAGGCGGAATAGGGACAGGATCAAATACTAAGGGGGCTTATAAAGATTTAGCAGCATCTTTGGGTTCATATTTTAATACAACTATTTATATGGCAATATTTATGGTTATCATAAATACCGTAGGTAATTTATATGCCTTTAACAATTGTACCGACGAAGAAAATAAATACGTTAAATCAATTTTAAATGCTCAATATAATATTATAATCCTTACTATTCTCGGAGCTATAGCTTTTGTTTTATCAATAAAAGGTAAAGATATTACAAAATTTAAAAAATAAATTTGATTTAAAGTTAGATTATATATAAAATATAAAATGAAAATTGCTATTTCAGGCCCAATGTGTTCTGGTAAAACAACAATGGCAAAACTAATTTGTTCTCTTAATGATAATTATGAAATTTATTCATTTGGTCAAAAAATAAAAGATTTGGCTAAAGAACTTTTTGATATGGGCGATATTAAAGATAGAAGCCTTTTAATCAATATAGCAAATAAAATGAAAGATATTAATCAAAATGTTTGGATTAATTATATTTTAAAGCAATGTAAAGATAAAGAAAATTGTATTATTGATGATTTAAGATTTGAAAATGAATTAAATGTTCTAGATAATTCTGAAGATTGGCATTTTATCGTTCTACATGTTCCAAAAGAAGAAAGAATAAGAAGAATCAAAGAACTTTATCCACAAAATTATGAAGATCATATTAAAAATATGGATGATATTTCTGAAAAAGGTTTAATAGATTTTCCTTTAGGAAGAACACTTTATATTAATTGGGGAGATGGTGAAGAAAATATTTTACAATCATTGATGGAATTTATAAGTTAAATATTGTTAAAAATATTCTTTTATAATTAATATGAAAAAACAAACAAAAATAGAATTTGTAAAAGAAAATAAAGAATATATTGAAAAAGTTTTTTTTAAGATTAATCAATTTATAGATAAAAATGAAGAAATTCATTTACGTTCTGATGAAGAATCGTTCAGAATGGAAATAATTAATTTTTTATATGATAAATATTTAAATGAATAAAGAAATTATAGAAGAAGAAATTGATTATTTTGATTATTTTCATACAAAATATGGGTCAGATATATCTGATTTATTTTTAGATATTAAAGAAATTACTGAAGGTTTTTGTTTACAAATATTTAATGATTCTAAAAATGGATCTTTTCATTTAACAGAATTTTTATTTGAGAATATTATTTTAGAAGATGAGATGGAAAATAATGATGAAGAGATTTTAAATGAAAATACTGAAGAAGAAAATATTGTTTAATATATAATGACAGATTTTTATGGTGGAGGAATACCTTTCTCAAGTATTCTTAATGAAAAGAAAACAAAAAGAAAAACTAGAAGCACTAGAAGAAAAAAGAGAACCAGAACCCGAAAATTAAGAAGACCACATTTAAAAGAAAAGTCTATGAAAAAATGTCAATGTAAAATAAATAGAAATGTTGATTCTCCCGAAGGTTTAGGTTTTTGTCCTAAATGTCAGCCTTTAAATGTTATTATGAGAGGAAAAGATGATAATTTATGGAAAATAGAAAAAAATAATAATTCTAATAAATGGGTTAAAATTAATTAGTATCAGTATTCATCAATATAACCATAATCTTCTGGCTTGAAAAGTGTTTCCATTTTAGTGTTAGTTTTTTTTACAAATGATATATTATTATAATCATTTTTTATAACTTCTACTTGTGATTCTAAATTTTTTGATTTTTCAAACATATTTGGATATTTTACACATTGAGCGGCAATTACATTACCTGATAAATTTGTATCATTAATTTCCCTAAGATTACCCATTAATCCGCCTGTATTACGATTAATAATTTTGTCTATTTTAGATTGATCTATATATGTTGTTATTATTGAATAATCAGTTTGTTTTAATGAATCAATAATTTCACTTGGATTTATTTTAGCCTGAAGTAAAGTTGATGATAATAAACAGGCATTATAATACCTATTATTTTTTAAAGGCATTTCTTTAAATCTTTGTAATCCTTGATCACCATAAGCCATTCTTTTAAGACTTTTAGGTGTTTTATGAAATAATTTTGCTGAAAGTTTTTTTGCACTCCTTTTAAGATATTTGTTTATAGAACCTCCTTTTCTACTTTTATGTTTTCTTGTTTTTCTTGATTTTCTTGTTTTTTTATGTTTTCTTGTTTTTCTACGTTTTCTTGATTTCTTAGAACGTCTTGTTTTTCTCGATGGTCTTCCTCCCTGATAAGTTTTAGAACCCATAAATTCAATACCACTATTATCATGAACATCTCCCATCATTGGAGTATCTAATTTTACTAAACGAATTCTATATGCTTGTCCATTAAAAAATAAAGAACATGTAGATTTATCAAAATCAGAAAGCTTAGGTGTAATATTTCCATCAGAATCTTTATCAAGTAATATTTGCATACATTTCATATCACAATGTTGAAATTGACAAATATCATAAAGTTTATCATTTACTTCAAATATTTTCAATAAAATTTTTATTATTTCATCTTTATATTCATCATCTGTTTTATAATCCTGATGATGATCTGTTAAAAATTTTTGGAAATCATCAAGATTAGATTTGTTATAAATCATTATTAAATGATTATCTTTTGTACATAAATCTAAAGGATTTTCAACATTTTCAGCATCTACATCAAAATTTTCAACAACTGATTTCATCATATTTTGCATAATAACATTCATTGTAAAAGAATCAACTTTAATATCATTATCATTATCACTCGCATTAATTCTCCTTGAAACATTTAAAGGTTGTGCTTTATAAACATATTCAGAACATACATAAACTTTTTGTTGAGATTTACCGGCTTTTATACAATTAATACTATTATTATCTTTTAATTCTTCTTTTGTTTTCCCTATTAATTTATTAAATAGATCACTATATTTTGATGAACATTCTTTATTACTCAAACTTTGTAAAAAAATTTTTAAAACATCTATAAATTCTTTTGTCATATATAATATACATTATTTTTATACACGCTTATAAAATAAACAATAAGGTTTCTTATCAAAAACATCTGTTTCATTTAATTCAGAAACATGAGTATCATTATATTCTCTCCATTTATTATCCAACTGATTTTTACAATACGCATAATAATGACCCCCACCTAGACCACCACTATGAATACATAAACTCTGTAATTCATAATTCATTGATAAACCTTTATAATTAATACAATAAGCTTCCATATTAAGAACTTTAGGATATTCTATAAATTTATCATATTTATTTTCATTATCATTATATTGTTTGATATTAATAATAACAACATCTGATAATTTCCAAAATTTATTTTTCTTTTTACACTGAACTTTTTCTCCGCACTTATCACATGTCCATTTATTTTCTTCATCCATTATAAATTCATCTGTATAATTATTCAAACATTCATAAATATTATCAGTATTTTCATCAATATCAAGATTAATTGTCATAATTGGATCCATATTTGATGTTGTATATTCACATAGTGGACAACAAGTCAGATTAATTGATTGAGAATGAAAATCTTTAACAATACAAGAATATTTTGTATTAAAATAAGAATTCCATGTTTCAATACTTTTAACTTGATATTTATCCAT